GGTATATCCCCAAGATGTATTCCTTAGCTTCTTTCTTACTTTTGAAATTTTCCATATTTCCAAAAGTATAAGCCCCAATTTTTAGTTCCATTATACTACGGATTTTAGTTCACTTTCTCCTGTGTAGTAATTTGTATCAAGGCTTATCACTCTCAATCCATTATCGGAAGTAATGAATCTCACTTTCTTACCTGTGGCAAGAGCCGAGGGAGTAAGAGTGTATTCCTGTGCAGATGCATCGTAAGCAACATTCGTGATGTTACCAATCACTCCATCTTCCTCTATCTTCCATTTAGAAGCATCAGTAAGACCTGTAACATTAGCATTAGAGAATGCCTCTGTTACTTTCACTTTGGTAGTTGTAGCCGTGTTTGTAAGCACACCAGTAGAAACTGCCAATTTGATGATTGGGTTAATCTCGTTGAAAGAAAACTCATCACTTTCGAACACATTTTCAGACTTCTGCCAATAAATCATAGCATCAGGTAAGATGTCCACTTCTAAAGTAGAACCTGATACTTCCGAAGTAGTTTTTAACTTCTTAACTCCTACGAACAATTTGCAAGCAAAGCCCATAAGCTTACCATTTGCTTTAATAGCAAAAAGTGCTGAACCATCTTCAAAGATTGGCACAAAGCTGTAATTGTCGCTGTTGTCCAATTTTGCCAATTCATTTTGGAAAGAAGAACCTTTATCAAAAGTAAATCTGTATCCTTTTGTTCCAGGGATTGAACGGCTTCTTTCCTTTCTTACAGATGTGTTGTAATCTGCCTCTTGGTCGTTGTCTTCCACATTGAAGAAAGATATTTTACCAATGAATTTATCTTCTTGGATAATCTTATCCAACGCTGTCTTGTTGAAAGTCGCAGGGTCTATTTCCACTCTTCTGTCAAGAAGTGCAAACCCTGTAACCAATTTCTCTCCGCAAAATGCACCTCCAAGTCGTGCTATCATCTCTGCTGAACCGCAGAAGCTTTGTTTTAACATAAGTTTTTAAATTTTAAATGGTTTAACATTTACGCATTCATTGTCTATATTAAGACTGATATCCAGCACTATCGCATCCCATATGTCAGGTGTAGTGGTCGTTTGGCTTCCTCTCTTGTTGCCGTAGTCCCTCTCTCTACTTGCTAATTCTGATATATCATTGAAAGGCAGTGACACAAACGAGTAGTTGTCCTCCTCAAAAGATACTCCGTTGGTCTTTCTTATCTTATCCAAGAAAGAGCCTAATAAAGGCAGTAGCACTTCCTTAAAGGTAGATTTAAACCTATCCTTGTAAAAGGCGTGTTCCGAACCCAGCGTAATGAAGAAAAACCTCATGCCTTTGAGTTTGGTCTTTTGTCCCTTTACATCATGAATCACGCTGTATCCTGTTTGCAGCCAAATGACAGGGTATTTCTGTTTCTTGCTTTGGAGCAGTTTCCAAAGTTCAAACAAATCCGCCTCGCCATAGTTAGCCGTGTATTCCTTGCCTTTGAAACTCACTTTAAAAACATCTTCAAACATGCTATACAGCAATAAATTATGGTTTATCATCATAGCCCAAATTCATTTGTTATTTCTCCACCGAATTTCAGATAATTAGCATCAAATAGAGGATAGTCCTCTACATTATCCAAAAGATACCTCACGAGCGAAACATAGCCGTTTGTAGGCTTAAAACCGCGGTAGTCTATCCCTCTTCCTAAATTCCAATAAGGGTTTCCCTCCAGTGTCAATCCACTTCTATCACTCCTTACTTCTCCGTATAACTGATAAATGAAATCGTTATATATCCTCGCCATTTTAGGAGAGATGCTTACCGCGGTGCCTACTTTTGTATCTATCATCGTTTGCCCGAACATTGTCGTTTGGGTTACATTGTGCATATTATAGACTACATAGACTATATATGCCAGTAGCGACTCCTTTTTGGTTTCTTGGATTAAACCTTTCCAAACCAAAGTTTCCTCCCTGCCGTTAGCCTCACTGGTGTAGGTCTTACCATATAGCAAGTCCTTATAATTTTGTGGCAGGTTAGCAGAGTCCTCCTGATATTTAGCCTTGAAATCAAGCCACATTTTGACACCAAAACTGAAAGACAAAACTTCTTCCTCTACCTTGTCAATCAACTCATCTAAATTCACCACAGTGGTGTTTTCATCAGGATTTGGCTCATCCAAGTTGGGAATAAGCAAATCGCCTTTAAAATATGTTTTGTCTATCAGCATTTAGTATCTATTTTTCAGCTTGTTCTGTGTCTTTACCTTCTTCTACATTTGCAGGTTTCTTATCTCTACTTTCTTTGCTTACTTGCTCAAAAAGTTCAGCTTCTAAACCAGCCTGTATTACAGTCTCATCCAATATGTCTAAGACCGCCCCTTTCTTATGGTCGCCCCATTCTCTTAACAATTTTACTTCCATATCTGTTTATGCTTTCGTAATTGCTGTTTTGATTGTAGCGATATCATCGTAGATGAATGCTTTTTCATCAAGTTTTTTCACGAATGCGTGGAATCTTGATTCTCCCAAGATTACGAATTGGTTCTTGATGAAATCATCGTTTATCCATCCGATTCTCACAGTGTAAGAAAGGTAGTCCGTGATGTTGTACTTGCTAAGGTCTCCTACGAAGATTTTACCTTGTGGAATAGACTCATCAGACTTGATAACCATTCCACCGATTACCACTGTGTTGAATAGTGATGCTGTTGGATACAATGGTCTTCCCTCGTTGTCTTTCGCTGCTACTAATTCCAAGTAGAAGTCTACTGGATTCACAAGCACCAAGTTTGCCATATATGGAGTTTCATCCTCATAGTTGTGAGTAGTAGCGATGTCCGTTACTGCTGCATTCACTACATCCATGAAGTTAGGTTTTGTAACTTTCAGCGCCATGCTGTTTGCTACGAATGCACGACCATATTTAGTCGCTCCTTTTGGATTTTCTCCAGCACCATCACCGAACAAGATAGCCTTGTTTTTGAACAGGTCGTGTTTCTTTTTCAAGTAGTCTTTTGCTACGCCCTCCAATCCTTTGATGTCATAAACAGACTCTTCTGTTAGGTGCATCCAAGCAGCAATTTTCTTTGGCTTTGCAAATTCTGTTGAAACCTTGAAGTCAATCTGTGGTTTTTTGTTACCCTCTGCCACAAACTCAAAGTTTCCGTCCTTTGGAACTACCTCTGTATAGGCGTATACAGGCTGTGAAGTAGGCAATACAGACACGAAGTTCTCAATGTCCATTCCACGAAGATTAACATTAGAAACAGGCGCAATTTGTGTTCCCAAGATGTTAGGAGTTGTTCCCAATGTTACAGCACCAGTAGTGATTGGCGCAGCTTGTTTGAACTCAATCTCTACTACACCTGATTTAGACTCGTAAGCCTTTTTGATAGCATCGTGGTTTTTCTTTATTGCTTCCAAGAACACATCCTCTGTAAGACCTCCCTGTGTAGCTTTGATTTCTTCCACAATTCTCAACACATTGTCAATAGATTTTTGTGTTTCTTTTTGGTTTGTAGCGATAACATCTTCAACTCCTGTTTTCAATGTTTTCAATTCTTCTGCTCTTTGAGATGTCTCAAAAGCTTCTTTGTCAGCGAAATACTTTTCTTTTTCCTCGTCTGACATCTTCGCAATTTCTGCTAAATTCTTCTTTTCAAAATTCATCTTGTAAATTTTTAAAGGGTTACTAAATAATTTTCAATCACACTTTTAGGAGTGGAATTATCCGAGTCCTCTTTTATGGTAGAAGTGTCAGTGACGGGTTCTACAAGTATCGTTGGAGTGGCGAAGTTGCTGCCTTTGACTACAGCACTGCCCTCTATTATCTTTTGTTCTGTTACAGCCCAGAAATAGCCGTATTCATCTACATCTTCTTTATTGACAATATCATTGTAATACTTATCCCAAACAGCCTTTTCTTCGGCATCCCATTCAGCCTCTGAATTGATAGCCAATTCCAACTGAATGTAGCGAAGCCCTGCCGAATGTTCTTTCACATATCCTTTGGCATATTGTCCGAACATATAAGGATTTCTGTCCTTTTTCAGCGTAGCGTAGAATACCAAACACTCTGTTTCTCCAAGGTAGTTAAAGCCCAAGTCTTTCCAGTTGAATTTCTCTACTCTTACTTCCACTTCATCACTGATGATGTTTTCAAAATTCATCTTGTGTTCTTTCAGCAGGTAGATATTCTTGGAGTTTTTGGCTGTTCTGTTCCAGCTTCCGTTGATGGAAACATCTCCGTGGGAATCATAGATGTTGGTAGAGTTGATAACTGCCTTTACCCTGATAGTGTTTGTCTCTTCAGGTGACACTTCTGCTGTTTTAATCGTTTCGCCCTTTTCATTTATGGCAAAAGAAAACGCAAAAGGGTCTGACAACTTTGTCGCCATTTTCTTCTGTGAAATAAGGAAATTCTTATTCTCTTTTAAGAACTTGAACATATCCTCTTTGGTCTCAAATGTTCTGTTAGGAATCTCTTTTGCTCTTATCATCATTTCTTCACGATTTGTTTTTTCTCTAAAATCTTTTGTTTCTCTTTCAGACTCTGCACCAATTCAGGATTGGTTTTAGAGTCTTTCAGTTTTTCGTTTATCTTTTGTATGTTTTTGTCCATTACTGATTGTTTATAAAGTCCTCAAAACCTCGCTCTTTGACAAACTGCTCAAAGTCGTTGCTTACGCCTAATTCCTGCGCCTTTTCAAACGCTCCTAAAAGCGACACTAATGCTTCTGCCTTGAATTTAAAGCCCTCGTTTTTTAGTTTGGTTTTAATGGCGATAACACTTGGCAGGTGGTCGTATATTCCTATCAGCCTTGTTCCTCGCTCCTTGAAATATTTAGGCGACTTATTAGTCAATTCTTGAAGCCAGTTGTCCGTGATGGTCTTTACATTCCCTAAAATGAATTTAGCCTCTGCAAACTGCTGGTTTTCATAGGTGCTTCCACCGAAGAAGTCTTTTGGAATTAGGTATCTGTTTCGGATGTTTTCTTTGGCATTTTCCTGCATCTCTATCGTTTGCAGTTTCTTATTGTCCCTTGTAAGGTCTAATCTTTCCAAAGTTTCATTTGTAGCGATAACATCGCCAGCCTTTCCCATTCCAGCACCATATCTTCCTCTTCCGTTGAGTTTGCTCTCTATATCGTTCTTTTGGTCGCCACTTAATGGCGCAATCCCTGCACCTGTTGCCTTTCTGCTAATGATAGTATTCACAGGATTAGAAGTAAGAAAACACATCATATCCTCACTATTGAGGATGGTCTGAATAGAGTAGAGAATAGAGGAAATCCTTGAAATAGGATTGAAATACATGTTCTTTGCCCCATCTCCTCGGTAATTCTTCTTTGCTATGGTATCGTAGAAGAATGCCAACTCGTGCAGTTCTCTCGTTCTCTGTACACCATCAGCAATAGTTTCTACTACCTTTAAAGTCTTTATTTTATCCCTTGTAAGCGTGTAAGGGTCTTTGATTTCAGGGAATTTTATATTGTTAAACTCCAAGTTATAAAGCGAAGGACTTGCCCTTAAATTACCATTCTTAAAGAAAAACAAGTGTTGGCCAACTGTTAGTCGTTTGAACGATACGTATGGTGATTTGAATTTAATCTGTACATGTCCTTCAGTTGAAGAAGTTGCTGCTGAAAGTTAGATATTTTAATTCTGTATATGTCAATAATTTGCAAGTTTATATATGTTAGTTTTATAAAAGAATAGATGTTTCTTTTTTGTTTTATTATTTGCTTTTGCCATGCTTGCTGTGTGTTTTCCAGCTTTATGGATGAGGAGGAAAGATTTTGGGCTTAGTTCAAGTTTTCTAAGGACAGGAAGAGAGAAAGAGGGAGGGGAAAAAGAATCACGAGTCAAACTATTACCAATTTGTGTTGTCTTTAATGTGTAATATATCAATTCTAACAGTTAATAAGTTGCTGCTTAAGCTCTTTTTTTTTTCTTTCTTTCTTTCTTTCTGTTTCTGTACGTTTGTGCCCGTTGGTAACGAGAAGAAAAAAAAAACAGGAACTTTTGATTTCACACAGTTTAATTCAATTTTACTGTTTCTCTCTCTCTTTTTTTCTTCTTCAGTTTGTCTTCTTCCTTTTAGGTTTTTGGCTTGTTGAAGTTTTAACTTTTTTTTGTTTTTTTCTAACCAACATTTGTGGTTCTCTCACCCACTCCACTTTATTGAAACATCAATTTAATCTTTAATATCTTTATTACTATTAGTAAAAAAAATTTTATGGATTGGTATAATAACAGATCTAGACGAAGTTCAATAACAACAGGTCAACCCACCCAATCAAACCCAGCATTTCATGGAATTATCAATTCTAATAATAGTACCACCGCATCA